AAAAAGGAGACCCTCCAAGTCATTATCTAGACTAAAATCTCCTTAGTAGTACGTATTCCCCGGCATAACCTTCATTAAGTAAGAGCACCAACATCTTCCCCGGCATAATGCCAAAGAAGTAACACGTACTTTACTTAAAGGAATTATACCAGACGAGTATGATCTAAAACCATACCCGCGAACAAGGGCTCCCGCCTGTTCGTCCTGTGTTGCAGTTTTATGTCCGGAGATGCCCAAACTCCGCCTATTTCTCACTATGGTTGACAAGGTTTTCGTGTGATTCTCAGCCACATGCCTATTACAATAAAATTGCAGTGAAACCAAATTAAATAAGTTAAGTTAGATATAATACACTCTCGACTTGGTGTCTCCAAAAGTTTTCCATCCGAACTGTGTACACTCTAAACTCAACCCCATTCCAAAGGGATTCCAAACCTAAGGACGAGCGGCTTTTAACGACATCCGACTTCAGGTCAACTAAGCCGACCCAAAAAGGGTCGGCTCAAAGAAAAAATGATCCCTCGTAATTCAAAAACACACCCCGGGATCGATAGGGAGTGATGATTTATAAAACATAACAATGGCATTCCAATTAAGCACCAGGATCAGTCGCGATCGTGGGCTGATAAAACAATGGTGGAAGACCATTGAAAAAGAAAAAATTCAAATCCTCTCCTGCAGAGCAATACAAACGAATAAAGGAGACATCATCGTCAGAAGCCGTTCCAGGTATTACTGCCTTAAAAATGTAACTTGGCTCCCGAGGGAAATCTCCAAAACTGTCGTTGTGATGCGTCATGTGAAACCTTTCATTAGCATAAAAAGGCACCTCTGCGCTGATAATAGGATTCACATTGGTATTACCGATTACGTTCCCATATATCGACAACTCTGCTTCGTCATTAAGTAAGGTAATTCCGACGTTATGGAGGGGTTCGGACGCGATCTTTAGTCGTTCTACGACAGTGCGGCGAGCAGAATTTCTTTGACGGGCTATTATAGCCGTAATCGAGTTAAATCTGTCTCCACCACCAGATACATTCAATGAAGATGTATCAAAAGTCCAGCGAATTGAACCTCTCCAACCTAAGAACATCATACCTACATAATTTATAAAGTTTGTTGAAGTGGGCAAATGGTACTGACCATTAGCGTATCTTATCACCATTGAAGAGGAGAAAGGTGCTGTGGTGTCAGGAAGACGCCCTCCGTGTTCTGGATAACTCCTGCGAAAAATACTAACAAACGTCGAAGTATCCAAATCATCTAAAGTGACGACCTCCGACAAACAAGTCCTTTTGATCAATTGCCTAAACGAGGCTATAACCTCACCAAAATAAACCTTAGTGGTATCTGAATTCTCAATGAGGTTATCAGCCATTCGATCAATGGTCACAGGATCAGAAACTGGGTCATCACAACAATCCATATCTTTCATATTATCACCTTCAGCCATTTCAGGCACACCCATCTCAGCGACTGGATTGGCAACATTCCTTATCCGATAATAGGAAATTCTATTGTTTGGAGCTGCTACCTCAAAATCGTCTAACATTGAAACAAAAACATTAACTTTCACATCAGCGACAACAGTTCCTGGAACTGTTAAAGTATTCAATACATGAACGCTCAAAACCCCATTACCTGAATCATCCAAAGCGGGTAAAGGAGTTACACTGGAAAAAGAGGAATAAATACTCCCTCCAAGCAAATTCCTATATGCCTCCGTCTGAGCCCATCCAACATCAATGGTAAAATCTTTTTCCATAGATATATCATGAATCGTCGTATAATGTGTGTTAAATGCTGGGTTGATATTTCCTCCAGTAGGATTATAAACAATGCGTAGACGACCTTTATGATAATTGGAAGAAACAACTTGAAAACGAAACCTCATAGTTCCTCTCCAATAATCAAATGGTAAAGCTGCAGCTGCACAAGCTGTTAAATGATATTCCGCACCATTCCGAACAATAATGCTCGGATCCACCCGTATCTGATACAAAGTTGTATCCTGCACATCAGCTTGTTCCCAAGTAAAACTCTCCACATAAGATTCCCTTCCTGCAATAGAAGCTATAGGTAATTCATCAGTGGGTTGAATACCTGTTATCCTAGGGTCCATAGAAACCTCCTGTTTACTATCCACAGACAGCTTATTTGTAGGATACTTAGTATCAGTTACAGCCATCGATGTACGAGGCTTGGGAACCATCATAGAATAATCCAGTTGGGTAGGACTGGAATAACCAAAAATCTTAGCTATGGCAGCAACAGAACCAGCACCAATTTCTGTAGCCCGCGCAAAAGGAGCAATCATGGGAATATTGGTCAAAGCTCTTGCATAACGTGCGACAGTTGAAGCTGGTCGGGAAATGACATCTTCATTGTGTTCGTCCTTTCCAGGATTGCCCATCTCTGGAATTGCACTTGTAGGGATAGAGAATGAAACATTCTCAGCCCAAGCAAGCACAGATATTGATAGCGATTCGGTAGATCCATTCGCATGTTTGAGATCATTAATG